GAAAGGAGCAGAGTCCTTATGATTGGAAAAGATCTATGCGATGAAGTTGTCAAAGTTATAAAAGAACGTGGCAATGAATATGGCGATATTATGACAAACCACGAGGAAATTGCGAAAGGGTGGTCAGTTATTTTTGGTGTTGAAATAAAAGGATATCAAGTTGCACTTGCAAATGACTGGCAAAAGACTGTCCGACTGAAGGCTAATCCAAAGCACAGGGATAGCTACAGGGACAAAATTGGATATATGATAACCTACTCAGAATGTGTAAAGGATAAATAATGGATATCTACTCAATTGAATTTGATCCTAATAAACTCTCCCATCAACAAGAGGAACTTGGTTTAGAATTTGCTGATCTGGACACTGCGGTTGAGCTTATGAAAAAAGAGGAAAAGATGATAATAGCTGAATTAACACTTCAATTTTCAGCTAATAAAAGTTATAAAAACATGAAGGAATTAGATGGGTTATTATATACCCACGACAAGTTTAAGGACTATTTCGATAGATACGAAATGACCCTTAAAAAAAGGAACAGAGCCAAGATTCGGTTCGAATCCTTTAGAGCTTTCAGAGACGATCTTAGGACAAAAGTTGTCAATGAAAGGGAAATGGCAAAACATAATTTATAGAAAGGAATTATTATGTCAGAATCACAAAACAAAGCAATCCTTGAATATCTCAAAAAAGGTAAAACTATAACACCACTTGAGGCTCTTCCCAAGTTCGGTTGTTTAAGATTAAGTGCCAGAATATTTAATTTAAGAGAGGCTGGGCATCATATAATCACAAACAGAATCACAAGAGGTGATAAGACTTTTGCTGAATACACTTTGATAAAGGAGAATCATGATGTCAGATAGATTATTGAATGATCTCCCGGATCAAATATTGAATCAAAGAGAGCAAGAGTTGGAAAGCGAAAAAAACACCGCCATAGCTAAATATAATAAAGAACTCAAAATAATAACTGAGACAATTTATCATATTAATAAATATATAATATTTTTTGGGCGGGAAAGTAATGTGTTTGCACAATTGAAAGATGTCAAAGCAGAGCTTGAGAATAATAAAAAGCATCTTGAGAATTGGATAAACATGATATGATAGAGCATTTCAAAAAGTTTGATGATGGCGATAAGTCTTTGCTACCGCTATCATTCAGCCATCTTAATGAGTTTGCTTTCTATAGGGAAAGGTGGGCATTGAGAAGAATATTTGGTTATGAGTTTCCAACGAGTGCATCAGCGATAAGAGGTCAATCAGTCGAGTCTGGTTTAAATATGATTTTAAACGGGATATCTTTCGAAGAGGCAAGTGAAAAAATGATCTCTGAATATGATGCTAATTGCTCAAGGATAAAAGACCCCAAAATAGATGACGAGAGAACTAATCTAGTACCGCTTTTAGAAAGGGGAACAAAGGAGTTTCAAAGTTATGCCTACAGATGGGAGTTGTTAAATTATCAAAAAAAGGTTGAGTTGGAAATTGAATCGATACCTTTCGTCGGATACACAGATTTTCATTTTGAAGATAAAAAGACAAAAGAAGATTTTTTTATTGATTTAAAAACATCAAAGAATCTTCCGATGAAGATCAGCATTTCCCACGCAATGCAACAAGCCATCTACCAGAAGGCAACAAACTCAAAGCAAATATTATGGTATCTTAAAAACCCAACTAAAACAAAAGGTGCTGATTATATTGCTATGACCTTAGATGATTACACCGAGCCGATGAGAATATGTCATCATATTGTCAAGGTCATGGGAAATTATCTTAAAACAGTAAATTCTCCAGAAGATGTGAAAAACTCTTTAGTTCCAAACCCGGACAACTGGATATGGAAGGAAGAGACTGTTCTTAAAGCAAGAAAGGAAGTCTGGGGATATTAACCAAAAAAACCCTTTAGGTATTTTCCTAGAGGGTTATAATATAATTTTAAATTGGAGTTCAAAATGACAAATCAAGAAATTATAGACGAAACATCGAAACCTAAAGAAAAACTCAAAGCTTGGTATTTATTCACTAACGAGTTTATTGCCGGTACTCAGCATCTTAATAACGAGCAAATTGGTATATATATCAGACTCTTATGTTGGAATTGGAACAAGGGATGCATTGGCATACCAAGCTATAATATGACATATTATAGAATAGCAAACTGCCATTCAGATTCAGAAAAGCACTCTTGCGATCTTATAATAAAAGAGTTTTTTGTTTATATAAATGATCACTATCAAAACGAGAAACAATTACATGAATATTTATATATTACAAGACGAATGGAAGCATCAAAAAAGAATGGGATGCTTGGGGGAAGACCAAAAAAAGAACCTAGCAATAACCCAGATGAAACCCCCACACCTAAACCTACACCTACACCATCTACATCTAAACCAAGTAAGATGAGTTATAGTTCTCAATTTCTTATTTTTTGGAAAGATGTCAAAAACAAAGTTAGCAAAGGAATTGCAGAAAAAAATTATTTAAAATTAGAAAAAGAATGGATAGCAAAACCTAAAGAATTAGCTACAATATATAATAAATATTATGATTCAATTGATGATAAGCAATTCGCAAAACAACCAGCATATTGGTTATCAGCTAAAAAATACTTGGATGAGTCACCAATAAAGGCATCTGAGGAAAAATTGGATCAATATGACATGAGGGTTAAAATGTTCCGAGAGGCGGTTGAAAACAAAAAAGGCAGTCCATTTATACACAAATATGCGAAACAACACTCGTACGACGTTAAAAGAGCCATTAAAGAGGGAATCTTCACAAAAGAAGAGGCGGTTAAATATTTAGATATGGGGAACTGGGTGTGATCACATTAGAAGGTTACGAAGAAGCATTTATTGGTTTCACTGAGAGATTTCAAAATAATAAATTTATCGCAATTTATGACAGAAATAAATGTATTGATATAACAATGAAAAATATGAATTTGGATCATGAAAAGGCTATAGAATGGTTCGAATATAATGTTGATGCGATGGATAAGGGAGAAGAAACACCAATAGTTATTCATCCAATGAATTCAGACCAATTTGATGATTTGGCAGAATATTTATGGGGTCACAGAAAGCATATGAATGAAAACAAAAAAATAAGGTTGATCTATGAAAAAAAAATATAAAACCAAAAAAAGTTATTATCAGCTTAAAAAATTGTTTCATGAAACTAAGGCATTCAGCGAGAAAAACAAAAAACAACATGAAAATGACATATTTGAAGACTCGCCAGAGGCGGAAAGGGAGCAAGATTATGGAAGACACATCCCGGTTTCATATTCAGAATATTATTATTCTGTCAGATTCAATATGGAAAAAACAGATTTCACTCAACCATCTGGTGTCACATCTTTAAATAAAAATTACAATAACTCTAGATTAATTGATGATTACAGTTAGGAATAAAAATGCACATAAAAAATATTCAAATAGAAAAACTGATTCCCTACCATAACAATCCAAGAAAAGATCAAGCGGTAGATAAGGTTGCGAGTTCAATAAAAGAATATGGATTTCAACAACCAATTGTCGTCGACAAAGATATGATCTTGATTGTTGGTCACACCAGGTTACAGGGTGCTAAAAAACTCGGTTTAAAAAAAGTCCCGGTTGTGATTGCTGACCTTTCCGAAGCAAAAGCAAAAGCTTATCGAATTGCTGACAACAGATTAAACGAGGACTCAAACTGGGATATGGATTTATTAGGATCAGAAATCAATGAACTTTTAGAGCAAGATTATAATTTAGATGTTTTGGGTTTTGAGGATTTCGAAATTGAAAAATTTTTAAACAATGAGTCTGATGGTTTGACAGAGGATGATGATATTCCGGTGGTTCCAGAAATAGCAATATCTAAACTTGGGGATATATATCAGCTTGGAAACCATAAACTTATATGCGGAGACTCAACCGACGAAGCGGTTTTATCTTTGCTTTTCAAAGAATCAAAGGCAGACATGGTTTTTACCGATCCACCTTATAATGTGGATTATGGTGCAACAAAGCATCCAAGTTGGAAACAAAGATCAATTATGAATGATAAAATGACTGAAGATGAATTTGAGGAGTTTATTGAAAGCTTTATATTATCGAGTCAGAAACATATAAAAGAGGGTTCTCCATACTACATTTGTTTTGGGGAAAGAAACTCACTAAGTTTTCTCTCAGCTTTTAGAAAAGCAAATCTGCATCATTCTTGTAATATAATATGGAAAAAGCACAGTTTGGTTTTAGGCAGATCAGATTATCATTATATCCATGAACCTATTTTTTATGGTTGGTTGAATGGAGCAAAACATAAATTTTATGGAGATCGAACAAATACGTCGGTCTGGGAAATAGACAGACCAACAACATCAGAATTGCATCCAACTATGAAACCAATTGATCTAATTGCAAAGGCTCTAAAAAATAGCTCAAAGAGTGAAGATATAATATATGATCCTTTCGGGGGAAGTGGATCAACTGTTATTGCATCTGAAAAATTAAACAGAATATGTTACACAATAGAACTCGATCCAAAGTATGTCGATGTGATTGTGAAACGTTGGGAAAACTACACCGGGAGCAAAGCAAAAAAAATTAATTAGATTTATATTGTTTTATCTGATACTTATAAAATACCTAACTCAAGGGTAAAGAGGAAATGGCGAGACCAAAAAAGTATCAAATAGAGCCGAGTCAAATACAAAAATTGTCAGCTTTAGGTTGTACCAACACAGAAATAGCAGACTTTTTTGGATGCGATGAAAGCCTTATCAGAAAGAGTTATTCCGAATTTCTGACAAAAGGTAGAGCAGAGCAGAAAATAAGACTCAGACAACTACAATGGAAATCAGCTGAAAAAGGTAATGTAACCATGCAAATCTTTCTGGGAAAGAATATGCTCGGTCAACAAGACAGAATAGAACAGACAGAATTAGATGAACCTCTCACCTGGTCAATCGACTGATGCCTTTAACAAAACCTCAAAAGCATGTTATAAACAACGATGCTAGATTCCGGGTACTCATCACCGGGAGACGTTTTGGAAAGACCTTTTTAGCTATAAATGAACTGGCAAAGTTTGCGAGTCAACCAAAACAAAAAGTCTGGTATGTTGCACCAAGTTATAGACAGGCAAAGCAGATTGTTTGGAATGAACTCAAAGAAAGATTAATCAAACATAAATGGGTTAAAAAAATAAATCATTCTGATTTGACGATAACTCTTAAAAATAACAGTCATATAACATTACGGGGATCAGATAACGAATCGAGCCTCAGAGGTGTTGGCATAAATTTCCTAGTGATTGATGAATTTGCAGACGTCAGTAAAGAGGCATGGTATGAAGTTCTCCGCCCAACTTTATCAGATACAAAAGGACATGCTTTATTCTGTGGGAGTCCTCGTGGCTTTGGAAACTGGTCTTATGAACTTTTCAAATTAGGTGAATCAAACAAAGACTGGTCATCTTTCAAATATACAACTTTGGAAGGCGGTCAAGTCACAGATGATGAAATTGAACAAGCCAAACAAGATTTAGATTTAAGAACCTTCCAACAAG